CACGTAAGGAGTCGTCGGCAGCGTCAGATGTGTATAAGAGACAGATCTACTTCTACTCTTTTTAAAGCCATATCTTATAATATTACCGATGAACCACTTCCACCGCCTCCTTGACAATTTGCTATTTGTATATCAGTTACTATCCCCGCACTTGATATTTGTATTGTATAAAAATCCCCTACACCAACACCTGCTGCTGAAACTAAATAAGCTGTTCTTACTGCGTAATACAATCCCCTTCCGTCAAAAGAACTACCATTGAATCTACATATTTGAGAACCCAATAGGTTGTTTATTGTACTTGCTGTTGAGGTTATTAAAGTTGGTGTACCGTAGGTAGTATCGCAAAATCCTGTTGGACTGTTTTTCCCTGTAGATAAATAAAACTCATTGTTTCCACAAATAGAAACTGTTGCAGGTTGTATAATTGTTTTATTACAGTTTATGGTGCTTCCTGCATTTTGATACCCACTAGGTATTTCAACTTGGTATTCTACCGTTCTACTTGTATCGGTTGTTACTATTCCAAATGGTGGACTGGGTGGAGTGAAACTAACTACTGTACCCTGTGCTGCTGTTCCTAAAGATATACTTCCGTCCTTTGCTATCTTTTGTCCTGTAAGTGCTGCAATAGAACAATCAAATACAGGGTCTATTCCCACCGAAGGTTGAGTAAATGTTGCAGAACAACAAACCGTTGCACCTGCATTGTCATATCCTACTGGCACGGTAATATCAAAATATAAAGTAACGTCTCTACTTGAACCTGTATTGTTTGGGTCAGCTACATAAGCCGAACCCGAACAGCTTGCTGTTTTTACTGCGGTTATAACACCTGCAACTTGTGGGTTTGTTAAAGTACCATCTGCTGCAATAGAACCACCCGACAAAGCAGGGTTTGCAGGAAAAGTACAACTCCAAGTTTGTCCTGTTGCGTTTACCGTTACCGATATTGGTTGTACCGCTTCACAAGTAGTTGGATAACTTGCATCCCTACCCAAAGCGTAAACGGTTGTAGAACCTGCAAAAGTGTTTGAAGATAGTGTTAATGTACTTCCGCTTAATGCTGTTGTAATTAGTAAAGAATCATTATTCGACACCGCATAAGTTGTCTCTCCTGTAAAATATCCACTTAAATCAATATCTACTGTGTCGCCATCAGAATCTAAAGTTTGTGAAGGAATAGAACCCGATGTAGTTACCGATGGAGTACAGGGTGTTTCAACAACCGATGTAGTCGTTCCTGCTTGGGTTGTAGTAAGTGAACACTCGTAATATAAATCAGCAGAGTTTGAAAACCCAAAAGGTATCGTTAAAGTAAATACCACAGTTCTACTGGTGTCGGTAGTAACGGTTGCAAACTTACCATTTGAAAAGTCTCCTGCTGAACTTGTATAGGAATATACAGAACCATAGTCGGGAGTAGGCAATGTTACTACGCCCTGATTATCTACCGCAAATCCTGTGCTACTTACAGCAGGAAATGCCGTATTACAATCGTATAAAGGTAGTGGAACTGTTGGTTCGTCTAAATGTAAATAGTAAGGACTTCTTACGTTTATCTTTGTACTCATCTTAATCTATCTTGTTTTAATGTATAAGCTAGGAAATCTTCTACGTCTAAACCAAACTTTTCTATTAGTTCATCGGGTAGCTTTTTAAACGCTCTTTCAAATGGTTTTGTAAAGAACAAACTAGGTTTAATTCCTTTATTATATACTGACCTCGTAATTAGGAAAGCTGTACTATCGTAGGACATAAATCTCCCTGTGTTTTTATCTCTGAATTGGAATCTCTTTGCTCTTACCCATTCTTTAATCCCTTTAGAAAGTCCACCTTTTTTGCCTTTTCCTGAACCAAACTTTGCTAATGTACCATATCTTCCTATTTGAGGATATGATGACTTTGCACCCTTAACACCTCTGTCTTGATAGTAACCATACTCCTCCATTTCAAAAGATACACTAATGGAATTAGGCATCTCCTTCACAGTACCATCCAAACTTTTGAAAAGTTTACTTGTTACGTTCTTACCTTTCTTGCTTAATATAGAACGGCTTTGATTTAAAACATACGTCTTAAAAGCCTCTAATGCTTCTTGTGTTTTGGTTAGTTGCATATTAATCACAAATAGTCATATCGTTTTGTACTACTACATCAAAGGTTGCTGCCCAACCTGCTAACTTGTTTTCAAACCTATCTACAAATGGTTCACAACTTACATCGCCTTCTATTTGGTAAAGGTCTGTATAAAGGTCGCCTCTTTGTAAAGTGTTTAATACTCTTGTTTGTAAAGCTAGTTGAGTGTTTAGTACGTCCTGTTCGTTGTCGTTTCCTACAAATATATCTTCAATCTCGTCTTTGCTTATATCTACAATATCCATAGAAAGAATACTAATGTTAAACGTTAGGGTTTTAGTTCCTACCGTTGTGTTATTTACTATAATGTGAGACAAAGGGAATATGGTTTGTTTGTTTAAATCCACGTCATCTAAAGAACCAAATGTTACCGTGTTCACAAATGGTTCTGATAGAAGTGCTTCCTTTAATTTGTCCGTTACGTTGTAAAAACCTTTCATCGTTTCTTAATTAGTTTCTTTTCTAATTCTATTTTGTCTTTTTCAAATGCTAAATACATTAAGCATTCGTGTACGTTGAGTTTGGTAACTGCATCAAACTTGGTAACATCTCCTTTAGCAATTCCATAGACTGATTGATACCAACCCCACTTGCTTCCAAACGTTCCTTCTGTTGAGTAGTCAGTTTGTTCGTTTCCTTCTGTAAATAGTTCAGGATAGTTCCCACTAACTCGTTGTTTAAATTGTAAAAAAAAACCATAGCAGAAAAAACTACATCTAAAGGCATTTGCTTTAACCTTTCGTTCATTCCGTTGTACGGTTCTATATTGTACTTGTGTCCTTTCTTAAACTTGATAGGTCTGTATAGAACGCTCATTGCTTTGTGCATATTTGACCAGTCTCCTAAGTTTTCATCAAGGTCTATATATTCCCCTAAAGTCATATCGTCCAACACAGGGATAAATCCGTATTCTATGCCTCCTAGTTCAAAGGTTGGTATAAGTGTATGCTTTGTATCAAATACATTGTTTAAGTGTACTGCAATCTCCTGTACCGACTTGTATTTAATCTCCGCTACATCTTTTAAATCAAGATTGCAAAATATCTCCACCATCTTTTGTAGTAAGAATGTAGAACCCTGATTCTCCTTTGTGTTTAGCTTTTCAAATCTCTGATATTGTGATAACGTAATTTCGTTAAGACTATCAGGTACATTTATTTCAACTCTCATATTATAACAATAAATAAGTTTGGAATATGTATAAAAAGAAAAGGTCAGCATATAGCCGACCAATTCCTACTTAATCAAATGAAAAAACTAACTGTTTAAAATAAATCTGTTATAAGCATATTCATATGCTGTATGTATTGCTTCCATTAACTCAATACTGTTTTGTTTGTAGGTTGTCTTTTGACTTCCTACTCTTGTTCTTCCTTTGTAATCAATATACAATGTTACATCAGGATTCTTACCCTGCCTTACGGGTTCTTGTACAACATATATTTGTTCGTACCAACAAGCCTCCTGCATCTTATATAATTCCAAGTATTCTATCCGTTATCTCATTTGCCCAAAGTAAGAAGTATAAAAACCCATACATTGATGCTACCCCAAACATTCCAAAGACTAAAGCGTAGAAAACAAACTTAATTGTGTTAACTCTATTCTCTTTCTTTGTTAAATTACTAATCATTACTTCTGTAAAATCTGTCATAATTATTGTTTTAATTAAACTTTGTTTATACAAATATATAAACTTTTTTTAAACAAACTAATTAATAGATAAAATATTCCCCTTTATTAGGATTCTCTAATTGGTCTGTTAATACATACCTAGCTGCATCTATACAGTCAGGATGTTCCCCTGTAGGTTTTTGTAAAGTGTTTCCTTCTTTGTCTTTTGCCCATACATATCCCTGTAGTTCTCTTTTTAGGTTCTTGCTTCTTGCTGTAACGTATATCTCGTTCTGATTAATTAGGTTGATTCCATAGACTACCGAATCCCTACCTTTGCTTACACCGTATATTGAGTGTCCATATCCCTGTAACTCTGCTATTGATTTTGGTTCAGCTGAATCAGCTACAATGTTTTCCTTTATTTCTAGTTGGGTAAGGTATCTACTAATATCCCTGTTAAGCATTCCTTTCTTGTATAGAATCTCATCGTATATGTAGGCATCATTCCATTTATAAAGTGCTATCAGGGTCGTAGGGTCAACCGAATAACCAAAGTCCATTCCATAAGCTAATAACCTTGCATCTTCGGGTATTTTGTCAATCTCTTTCCAATCGGGAATGCATACACCCTCTAAACTTCCTTGTTCTCCTAGTCCATAAACTTTCCACCAGTTCGCCCAATAGGTTGAGGTCTTTGCTTTCTCTTTAGCTTTCTCTATTTCCTTTACTATTGATTCAGGGAGTGCATTGTTGTCTTTGTAGGTTAATGTAATGTAATCAGTATCGGGTTTGCCTATTAGTTCTTTATCTACCCAAAACAAATTAGAAGGGTTATAGTCTAACCATATAGTTCCACTTGTTCTTACCGCTAATTGTGTATAAGCATCAAACGGTACATTGTTACACTCGTTAATGTATAAGTCTGTTCGTCTAGCACCTCTTAGTTTATCGGGTTGGTCTGTTGAAAAGAACTCAATATAACTTCCATTGTGAAAATTGTATTTTAAGGTACTTTTATTAAACTGACTATCCTTATACCTATTAAGACCCTTTAGAATCGCTAAGAAGTCCTTTAAAGCACCTCTACGAAGGTGTGGGATAGATTCCGATACTACACTAATCTCTTTACCCTCGTTTCTTATAGCATAATCAATAAGTAAACAAAGTATTGATACGGTCTTACTTGCAGAAGTGCCTCCTTTAACTATTCGTATTCTGCTTTGTAACTCCTTTAGTTTGTAAAACGCAATAGTTTTTTTAACTCGCATTAATCTACATCCTCCATAAACAAGGGTAAGTCCTCATTAATGGTAATATCTTTTGTTTCTCTAGGTTTACCTGCGTAGTAATTGTAAAACAACTGAACAAATTTAAAGTCTCCTTCTTCTAGTCCTTTCATCAAAGCTGCAAAAGCTAAAGGTTCTAATGGAGTAAGTTTTTCTATAAGTGCAACTTCTTCGCTTTTAGGTTTTCTTCCTGCGTTCTTATTGCCACCGTTAAACTTTCTTCTATCCATAATCAAAAAAAATTATTAATGATTCTTATATAACAATAAGTTTTTTAATGCTTTGTTAAAATAACCTTGTTTGTGCTTTATGCTGTTCTATTCTTTTTATAGC